TATTTTTTAAACATATTGAGCACCACCTGAATTTTCTTCGTTTTGTTTTACAACTTCTTTATCAATATTTGCTACACTACACATTAAATCTAAAACATCTTGACCTTTAGACAATATATAATTGTGTCCAATATAACTAATCGTATCACTTAAATAACAAGTTTGGTCGCACCCACATAAATAATTATCTATTTCTAATGGTTTAGTTAATGCTATATCGCAATCGTGATACATAAAAGTTCCTTTATACAATTCAGGGTATTTATAAAAATGTTTTTTTAATGTATATGGTCTTACACTAGAAATATATTTAACACTTTTTCTTGTATCAGGATAAAAATAAAAATTAACATTAGGATATTTATCTAATAAGTAAAGACAAGAATTTTCATTCGCAGATTTGATTGAGAAAACTATGTCTATTTGTTCTTGATTTATACCATTATTTATAAAACTATAAATCATAGTGTCTACTTGCCACGAATAATAAATATTAGATGGTTGACAGCATATATATCTCATTTATTGTATTGCACCATCTGAACAACCAGGACAAGTTGAAGATGATAAAGTATTTCCATTCCAGTAAAATAATCCTTCACTATGTTTTATAAAATTACCTGCTCCTAGTATTGTAGTACAATTTGAATTTGTATAAACCACAGTAGTAGTAGATAATGAAGTAGAATTAATATATATAGTTATTGCTTTTCCACCACAACAAGCATTTAATGCACTTGTTGTTACATTCGCCTGTATTGCAATACAAGGTGCTTGTGTCGTAGTAGGTGCTTGTGTTGTTGTTGTGCTTAAATATGCTTGACAAGCTGCACAATCTGCAAAATCCAAGAAATTATCTACATCACCACTTTCACCTGCTCCACCATCTTGTAGTGATGTGTAACATATAGAACCATTTGTAATAACTGTTGGAAAATCATTTGTTTGATTAAAAACTTCTATAATAGTATCATCTGCACTACAATTAGATTGCAAACTTTGATATATTCTATAAAATATAGATGGTTGTGTTGTAGTTGTAGGTGGTGGTGGTAATTGTGTTGTTGTAGATATTCCTAAACAATCATCACAACTTAAAAAATCTATTTCAAATTTATTAGTAGGTGTACATCCTAAATTAAAATTATCATCACTTTGTGTTTGACCTGTCCTATCTATAAATGACCAACAATCACCTGTAGATTTTTGTTTTATATAGTTTGGAAAGTTTTCAGTATTATTCCCAATTATTTCTATTCTATCATCATTACATTTTAAATATCTTGCAAAAAATGTCATTGTTGGACAAGATTCAGTTGGTGTAGGTTTCGGTGTAGTACAACTTGCAGTTATTGTTCTTGTAGGATTTGCAGAAGCAGGATATTCTTGAATTATTGTCCAACATTCATTTTGAACATCATTTGAAATTGTTACTCTTTCTTCAATAGAAAATGCTGCATTATATACAACAAAATCTTCTTCATTTGTAATTTCATTTTTAACAACAAATGCTGATGGAGTTACAACATCTTCTTCACATTTATCTACTGATGTTGATTGACAACCAATTGTATTTTGTAAATTAGTACCATTCCAATATCTGTAATTTACTAAATCGCTTGATAAATATTGATTGCTTGTTAAAAGTGTACTACAATCATCATTAATAAATACTTTAGTTGTTCCTGTATTACTATAAAAATCAGTTCCATTTATATATGCATCTCTACTTGTTGGTGTTTCACAACATAAATCTTTTGCAGTATTACTCCTATATAATCTTATTTTAACACAAGTTTGTTCTACTGATTCTTCTGGTTCAGTTGTATCATCCTGACAAGCACCTGATATTGTTGGCAAACCTGCTAAACTTGCCCTAAAAGCACCAATCATTATTGTATAACATTCAGCAGAACTTGATGAAGTTGAAATATAAACATTATCTGTTCTGGAATCATTTGTATATGGAACAAATTCTTGAGATGAATCTGATTGTTTTCTTAACTCCCAAGCATTCCAAGTATATTGTGTGATTGTCGTTCCAACACCTTCACCAGTACTGTTTACTGCAAATGGTGTTATGTAATATGGTGTTCCTGCAGTTAAAGTTAAATTAAATGGAGCACCGGATGTATCAGTAACAAAACCAAAAGGATTTGATAAATTTTGACCAGTAGCTACTTCATACCTTGTATTTTCTGTATATAGATTACTATTTGTTCCAAAGTAAAAACCATATTTAGTTACATTACTTGTTCCTACATTATCAACTTGTGCTGCACAAGGTATAGATGTATTTGTTACATTATAACCATTTGGTTGTATAGATGTTAATGTTGGTGATATTGGGTCAGGTTCAGGGTCTGGTGTTATACCTCCTGGAACATATTCTATTACACCGCCTGTTCCTTCTGTTGTTGCATTATTTTTAGCATAAGCCATTATATAATACGTATCACCGGTATCTAAAGATGTTTGTGTTGAAGTAAAAGTTGTTGATGTATCTGTTGAAACTACTTTAGGATTAGATAATATAATTGGATTTTTACCAAAATAAAATCCTCTTTCTATAATTGTTAAACCTCTATCACTAATTATTAGTCCTTGTAAAATTCCACTCGTGTTCGTAGGAGTACCAATAGAAAGTGTTGTAACATCAGGATTAAACACTGTGTTATCTTGATTTTCTCCAGTAGAATCTTCAGTAGTTGTTAAAGCACCTGAAATAGAGGTATCATAATAATTACTATTTGAAACAATATACCAACTTGCATTAGCTTGATAAATTCTTGAATTAGTAATTCTTAAAATATTTTCTAAAACTTTTTTTGATGATAATTTTGAAAAGTTTTCTTGTAATGCAAACTCATTAATTAATATATCTTGAAATAAATTATTATTTTCAGTTTCTACACTACCTGTAGATGGATTTATTTTTCTAATATTATTTTGAATATAGATATCAAAATCAAGACCTGTAAATGCTAATATTTTATGTATGTAATAAAAAGCTGAATCTAATAAAGTTTGTTCACCTGCTGCAACTTTTATTGTACCATCTGCATTTGTATTAATTCTTCCATCAGGTATTAAAAATGAATCAAGCGTACCTAAATTATCTATTGCTCGTAAACTTATATCAAAAGGTTTAGATTGTATTGCTTCTGTAAAAGTGTCTGAAACTAAAAACCCCTCCCAATAAACTTGAAATATTGTTCCTGTTGCCCAATTGTAATCTGTTGCATCCCAATTTGTATCTGCAACTTGCCAAAGTGGTGAATCAATATCTGCTGCTTCATCTTCAACACCGATATTAACTCTTATTTTATATTCTCTTTCATCAAAGTTTATAAACTCATCATAAGAAATTGTGTCTGTATTTTTTAAATTAACTATACAAGAAGAACCAATAATTGGATTATAAAAATCATCATCATTAGTGTATTTAATAATCACAGGGTTAGCAGTACCAACAATTGGATTTACATCACCAACATAATTTTTTTTTAGTATCTGTAAACTTCTTTGATTACCTTTTACATCAGAGAAATCAAGTTCATATTTAACTCCGTAAGCCATTATTTAAATCTGTTTCGGTTTCTTTCTGCTCTTTGTAATGCAACAACTAAATCTTGTCCTCTAACTACAAACTCACCTGATAAGTTTTGAGAACCATTTGAACCTATCATACTTTTTAATTTATCTAATGGTGCTACAACTTCAGGATTGTGTCTTGCACCTGAATATTCCCCCATAAGACCTAATGTTGGTCCACTTATAATTCCACCATTTGCAAACTCCATAACTTTACCACCACGAACTTTATTTACCATTCCTTTTATAGCTGCACCTAATGCGATAGCTGCAAGACCTGCTACGACTGAAGTAAAAGGATTTCCAAAAGCTGCAAATATATCAGCAGATGCAATTGCCATCATTCCTAATTGAATTAACAAATCGCCTATTATTGAAAATACTTGTTGTGCAAATTGTTCGAATGATGCAGTTCCACCTGAAAATACTTTTGCTAATTGACCTGACAATGTATTAAACATTGCTTGTAAAGCACTTGTTGCTACAGAACCTGCTTGTGTTGTAGCTTCTGCTAATTTATTTAATTCTTCTCTAGTCTTTTTTGTTCCTTGTACAAGTAATTCATCTAAACCACTAGTGTCAGAAGTTATTTTGGTATTATCAGCAAACATACTTGTATCAATTCCTCTTTCTTTTGTAATGCCTTGTTCTATTCCATCACTAATTGCACCTCCAATTCCTACACCTACTTGTTTAAATTCATCCATTAAACTACCAACTGCAGATGATATTTTTTCTAAAATACTTTCACCTAATGGGTCTAATGCTTCAATCATTGAGTCAAACTTATCATCTATGCTTTTTAATGTTTTATCTAAATTAGATTCAATTTCTTCACGAGTTTTTTTACCAAATATTGATTTGCCTATTTCAACTATTGCCATAATTTTTGCAATACTTTTTTCTGCAAATTTTGCTAATTGTAAACCAACCATTTGTATATTAGTTTGAACGTGTTCAAAAGCTAATACTAGTGCAACTACTGCTGCTGAAACTAAAACAACAGGTGATGCTAATAAAGCAAATGCAGCTGCTAAATTTGAAATAATTAATATAGCAGGACCTAATGCTGCAGTTAATCCTACTAATGTTAAAACAAGATTTTGTGTTGAGGTATCTAAATTGTTAAACTTGTTTATTGCAGTAGTTAAAAATCCTGCTAATTTTTGTATAAAAGGTAAAATTGTAACTGCTAAAGTTTTACCTAATTCTGTAAAAGAAGTTCTTACAGCTTCTAATGATTTTTTAAATTTAAAACTTAATTCATCTTCTAATTCTGTAAATGCAGTATTTAAAGTTCCTGTTGTGTCTGTCATACTGGCAAAAATCTGTTCAGTTGTACCGACATTATTTCCCATTAAATCTAAAACACCTGTCAATGCTCTAACATTACCAAACACTTTACCTGCTGCTTCTTGATTGTCACCAAATCTATCTGTTAAAGTTTTAAGTACAGATAGCAAACCTTGTTCTTTTAATTGTTCTCTTAATCCTTGTGCTGATAAACCAAAATTTTCTAATTCTTCATTAGCTTGTGAAGATGGATTTAATAGTGCAGATAAAATACCACGTAACGAAGTTGTTGCCATCGCTGCATCTGTACCTGTTCTTGACATTGCCGCTAAAGCTGCACCTACTTCTTCAAATCCTACACCTAATTGAGATGATACAGGTAATACTTTACCCATTGATTGTGCTAAACTATCTGCTTCTAATTTACCTTCACGAACTGCAGCAGTTAAAATATCTGTTGCACTTTCGGCACTTAAATTTTCTTGACCATAAGCATTAACTGCACTAGTAACTGCATCTGCTACTGTCTTAACTTCACCAAGTCCAATTGCACTAGCTTTTGTTGCTGCTTCTAAAACTTTCATAGCATCAGCACCTCGTAAACCTGCTGAAGTAATAAAAAACAATGCGTCTGCAGCATCATTAGCATTAACACCTGTATCGACTGCTAACCTTTTAACTGCACCACCCATTGCATCTACTTCATCACTTGCTACACCTACTAATGTTTTTATTTTAGTCATTGATTTATCAAAGTCCAATGCCATTTTTACAGATGCACCACCTACTAAAGCTAATGGTAATGTTAAACTTCTAGATAATGTGCTACCTATTGATTTTGCTCTTGCCGCAAATCGTTGAAGTTTAGATGTTGAACTTTGTAATGCAATATTTAATTGAGTTGCATTACCAGTAAGATTTACTTTAAGATTATAATTGTGTTCGGCTCCTAACATAATACAAAAATAACTAATTTTTATTCAACTTACTATTAATAAGTTCTTGGTACTTTTCAAATTCCTCTTTAGATGTTTTTGGTTGTAATTTTTTTACTTTATCTTGAGGTAGCTCTATAAGGTCTTGAGGCTTCACCATTTGGCTTTTCTTTGAGCAATTGACATTATGTATCATTGAAGCAACAAAACGCGTTTGTTCCCACTTTAAATTGTTTTTAATAAAAAAAGATTCAGAAACAAGAATATTTTCTTTAAAAGTATTGCACCAAAATTCATTTGGATTTACACCTACATAACCAATATAAAAATCAGTTATATCATCCCAAGAAAGTTTATCTGCTATTTTTTTTTTGAATCAGTAGGATTTCTTTCTAAACCTCCGTTTAAAGAATTACCTAATATTTTAGATTCTGTCATTGCTACGACAATTTTTTCGATTTCTGTCGCTTCAATATCTTCCAACCAATTACCAATATCAAACTCATCATAATCTATTTCTTTTTTATTCTCTTGGTCATAAGCTAATATACCATTATAAATTAATGTTCTTAAACCTTTAATTGAAATGCCATTAGAAAAAACATCTCCAATTTCAGCAAGAGATATATTGAGCATATCAGTAAAATTTGCCCAAAAGTTCATGCTAAAGTGGAGTGTTCTTTTTTTACCACCTATTTCTAGGGTGTAATAACCTCTTTGTTTGGTCATTTATTATTTATTAGTTTGTAGATTCTACAATTGTTCCAGTTACTGTAATTGTTCCTGAATATGTAACTGCTTCCTCCATTGCACCTGATACTTCTACTGAAGACAAATATCCTTCTCCTGTATAAACTGTATCGCCAGTTGCTGCTGTACCGAATGAAAAATCACATTTTTGTCTTGTAAGTAATTTATGTGCGATTTCTTGCCCACCATTAGCATCAGTATAATCCATTAAACCATCAAAAGAAATTTCTGCACTTCTTACTGCAGGTATAACTTCAGAAAATCCTGCTGAATCTTTTGTAGTGGCAGCTGCCATATCGTTAGTAAATGAAATCGAACAAGAAGTTGTGTGTCCTATTGTAGTAGGAGAACCTGCATCATCTGCGATTTTAATTAATAAATTTGTTCCGTTAAATACTGTACTTGCCATAGCTTATAATTTTTATACTACAAATATAATTAAATTTTAAATAATAGTTTTGTGATAATTTTATTCCACCAAAGTTTAAAATTATTTTTTTGTTTTTCTAACCAATCTGCTATAATTCTTAATATTCTTACCATTTTTTATCGTTTAAAAGTTGTATAATCTTAATTACTGTATAAACCAACGTTGCTATTATTAGAAGTGATTGTAGTGCTTCGTTTACTTGTGATACTGTTATTA